CGAAGGTGTAGATCTTTATACGTTTATACCCAGATGTGCCAGGGATAGTTACACCCCAGCACGCATCCTTCCTCCAGAATACGGAGTCGACTCTCTCGGCGGCCGCAAGGCCACTTTGGAGAATCTCCTTCGTTACGGCAGAGCCGTATACCTCGTCAGCCAATCTCCGATTCTTGGTAATTAAACCAATGGCGGGATTGTCTAACAGTGGGAGACTTTCGTCCCTCACATAGGAAGAGTAAGAAGGATACACGTAGTCTCCAGGGAGAGGTTTAAAATCACGCCTCCCCTTGAAAGACCACGTTTCGAAAGTATAACCGCCCCAGCCATCTTTAGATGGCAGGGCACGCTTGTGAGGCGTGCGCTTAAACTCACCGATTAGGTGACCGTCACCGTAGCAATCAGGGCCCCACAGCAAAACCGCGGGGTCCAGCCACGAAAGACAAAGAGCGGCGGCGTCATACTCATGTCTACGCACGTAGTAATTGTGCAAGACAAAAACACTTGAGCATGACAACCTGTCCTTAATATAGACAGGGCGTATATCGATTCCCAATAAGTAATCCTTTCCGCAAGATTCACGGAAAGGTCCAGAGGTAAACGATTTATCCAGGTTAAGGATAAATCCCGCAGCATTTAAAACGTTGCGGAGCATCTCAACAGCATAAGTGGGGACGACTATGTCGTCACCATAAACGCTCACGAGGTGCTGATCCTCATCCTTCGTACAAGACGAAGCGAAGGCCCAAAATATCAGGGTCTCGAGGGGGAACGTAAAACCGTTCCCCATAGATGAGAACTTCTGGAGCTTGATTCTTTCACCGCGGTAATCTACGGTGGAAGTACGAGCGGTACATAAAAAATCGTACCACTCGGGCGGTAGCAAGTGACGAACTAAGCCACAAGCTATCGTATCAGAAGCACTACTTAGGTCGAGGGTTGCTAATCCTCCATGTTGACTCCCCAGCCTCGCCAGATTTTGATTCCTGGTCTGGTCGGAGATGTCAATACCAAAGCGCCGCAACCTTCTGGCAATGTGGTCACCGATCCCCAACTGAAACATCGAGTTGAGGGCCGGTTCCACAACGACAGAACGGTAGGTCTTGGCGTTTTTTGGGACGAAGTGAAGATGACCATCGGAAATTTCGACGGTCACCAACACCTGATCAGACTCCCCGAAGGGAATCCAACCAGGCATCTCTTCTAGTACCAAACCAACGGTACCAGCGAGATCTTCGCTACAGCAGTACATCTGGCTCAGCTTTCGCCGGGCCGACGCAGTTTTTCTTTTAACCTGCGTCGTCGCGCCTGGGCCGAATCGGAACCGAATGTCAGAGAGAAGCGGAACATCGCCAAGAACGTGGGAAATTTTACGCGAAGCTCGGAAAAAAGCAGCTTCAACGGCAGAGGGGAAGTTAAACCCCTGTTGCTCCCACAATCTGAAGACGGTGTTCGTCTCTTTACATAGGTTCTCGGCTTCAACGAATTTGACATAAGCAACTTCCTCCTTATCAATGCCCAACGCTAGGTCGGACCGTTTGCAAAAAAGCGCAAGGGCCTGACGAAGATGGTAAGCATTGAAATGATCGAGCTGCTCGTAATCCAAATTCGTTTCAACTAAAGAAAGGAAATCCCCAACTAATAAATAGCTGTGAATTATATCTCTCACCTTGTGAACATAGCTGTTACCTTGTTTAGGGGTAACTTGTTCCAAGTGCCAACAAGCTAACTCTGTGAGGAGTCGTGTCGTGTCGTCCGAAGAGGACACTTGATCCCATGTTGAAAACAACATAAATATCTCCTTTCAAAAGGAACATAGGGAACTCTCTAAGCATACCTGCCTAACGGAATGTTAGGTAGGCGCCACAAGAGAATCAAGCAAGTCAGAAACCGGTCCTGCAGTTGCAGCGGCAACAGACGTTGAGATGTTATTCAACATGTTGGCCATAATCTGCTTCGTTAGGCGACGGCCTGTGACGTCCGAACGCTCGTGGAAGAACCCCGTTGTAACAAGGGTATTCTCATAAGCGACCTTCGGCGCAGCGGTATAACCCGCCGCGTTTTGACCCGACACTGTCTCCATTACAGGGACTGCGACGCGGATCTCCGTCTTGTATACGCCAGATGATAATCTTTCGATAGTCATGGAGGCACGAACTTGTGCGTTAACCGGAACACCGGCTACCGCTTCGCGCCATTCGCCCTTGACTTTGCCATTCTCACGAGTGACAGAGACAGGAACGAGCGTATGCAAGACAGGAGTAGCAGCACCGTCATAGACGGCTATATTTGCGATTTGGGACATATAATATCCTTCGAGGTAATTGTACCATGTATACATGAGTTCCGCGTACGGTGTACCCGGAATCGGCACCCAAGCAAGGTCGGAATAAACATCCGATCTCAAATGAGAGTCGAGTATCAGTATATCATTATACAGACGGCCTTTTCGGCGAAGTTGCCGAAGCTGGGCCGGATGAAACCGACGTCGAGGAAATCTCGACTTCGTAGATGCAGTTTTAAGCCGCACCCTCGATGAGTACCCACTACGGGCATTCATCGGACAATACCAACAAGGAGTGCCACTGCGTTTTCACAGTGGCGCCACGAAAGCGCCTTACCCAACGGTTTTAATGAAGGGACAGGCACACTGAGCGAGGTAGAGATTTCTCGATCGAACGTAAGTATCTTACGGTACTCCATAGGAGACTCCATAGGATACGACCCGCCTTTCTTGAAGTGTCTACACTCACCAATGTTTTTCGTGGAGATGACAAAAGTCCCCGTAAGGGAACTAGCCAAACCGCGACACTCTAACCAATTACCGATTGGAATAAACCAGTCGACAACAAAGCTCCAGGGAAGCAATTCCCAGGCCACAGACGCCGGGTCTTGAAGACCCGCCAACTGTGGAACATCCACCTCTCGGAGGATGGCTTTTAGGTTAACAGTGACGCGGTTAGAGGAGTGAAGCCAATCAGGTTGGAAACCAACCTGCTTGACCGACCTCCTGACCTTTACCACATGCTGAAGAGGTGTGTTTAGGTGGTGCGCCAGAAAAGCCGCACCATCATGCACATCCTGCAGTAATGGTAACCACCCATATTGCAACTCGAGCCAATTTTCCGCTAAGGCTTTATCAGTCTTAGCAGGATTAAAGGTCCGAGTCTTGGGTTTAACCCCAAGTGCAATAGCAGCCTCGGCAAAATTTCCTTGCCGAAGGCGTCTCAAAGACTTCGCAATTTTCAATGCGGAGTCTCCAATTAATCGCAAAGTCTGATGACCAGTGCCAAGAAACACACCGGCATTGAAATCAGAACCCGCGATCTCTTCACGTAATTTACCGTAAAGGGAAAGGACATCGTTAGACGTCCAAATGATTGGTAATGAGAGGGTTGCGTACGCACCATAGCACGACACGGGAGTTCCATCGCCGTATCCCCCTAGGGGGACCCGACAGTGGAGCTCGTCGTGTAGTGTCATGGTGTAAGGGTGCTCACTCTTAGCTCGGGCCCGCCTTGGTGAAGACCGAAAAGATGTCCGAAGAGCTGGATTAATTCCCAGCTGAACGGGCACTTTAGGTATCTTCACTCGGGGCGGCTCATCGCCACCCGTCCAAACGCGACTGTAGTAGTAGCCCTCATGGGCAGTACCGCAGACGCCGCCGAACGTGTTGCGAGAGTCTCGAACTATGGAGCCGGTCGTCATCATACACCTCCTTGCAGTTATGATGGGTCTCAAGGAATTGAGACCCATGGAAGAGTATTCGCTTGCGCGAGTACCCAACCGAA